ATTTAAATTCATTTAAATGACAATCTAAAAGATCATATGACATTGTTGTAAATAATGAATATTTATGATTAATTTCTGCATCTTGCTCATATTCGCTTATTTGATTTATTAAATTATCGATTTTTCTTATTTTAATAATTTGTTCAAATGTTTCATCATTATTAATTAATTTATGTAAATATATTTTAAGACGTTCGAGAAGATTATTTTTTAAATAATAATATTGTGCATCTTGTAAGGTTTCAAACATTCCTATAATTTCTTTGGTAACACGATCATTTATTAAAAATTGCATTTATATATTATATTATAAATATATTTTTTTTTGTAAATATATATTATATAAATGCAAAAAGTTAAAAAATCATCTTGTCAAAATTGTGGATTTATAAAACCAAAAAAACCAGTAGAACCCGAAAAAGAGAAATATTGTTCATTATGTGATGAAACATTTAAGGTAAAAGATGCAAAAGAACATAAAAATAAAAACTTACATATTATTAAGAATGAACTTATTAAAAAAATTAGAGAACTCGACGGAAACGATGAAGAAGGAAAAAAAACAATCGATAAAATCACAAAAAGCCTCATCCCAAAACACACAAAAGGAAATGATAAAAACAAAAATCACATGGAATAAATTTATAATATATATTTAAAATTAAATAATATTTTGTATATATATATTACAATGGAAAATATTACCAATTTAAAATGTCAAATTATTAATAACCAAATTGAATTATATATGACAGCTGAAGAATATAATAAAATGATATTAAATAATTTACCAAGTAAAATAAATTTTCATATAATTTCTACAAAAACAAATAATAAAAATAATAATGAGTTATCATTAATAAAATTAAATACAAAAATAAACAGATTAACAAAAGCAATTAATAAAATAAAAAAAAAAATCTAAATTTAATTTATAATACAAATATATATTATAAATGGCATCTTTACAATTAAAATCACAATTAGACATTACTCAACCAATGCACATATACTATGATTTAGACGTAATAAATAATGATATTACAGGCAGTTTTCCCCCTCTTCCTCTAAGATTTGAGGAAGTCCGTAATAATCCTTTTATTATGTGTCCTGAAAATTATTACATGTCGGTAGTACGTTTTCAAATTCAAACGGGGGACGGTTTGCCCGTGTTTTTGCCTCAAGTTCAACTAAATCAAACAGACGTAAATAAATTGATTTACAGTGTAACTCTGACTTATAAAACTTATGAATATCAACAATTTGTCGAATATATACCTGATGATCTTACACAGCCAATCCCTAATCCTCCTTTAACTTTTCAAGACCTAACAAGCTCTTATTATTTTGTCAATTCTTATCAATTATGGATTGAAATGGTAAATATTGCTTTTACAAGTGCCTTTAATGGTTTAAATGCATTGGTAGTTGCTGGCGGTGATACTTTACCTACTTCACATCCTCCATTTATGGAATTTGATCCTTATAATAAAGTCGCTATTTTGGACACTGATGTATTAGGTTATGATCGTTCATTGACAAATCCGATAAATGTTTATATGAATTCTCCGATGTTTAATTTATTTTCAACTTTTCCAGCTATAACACAAAATTTCACCAATCCAATTTTAGGAAAAAACTTTAAATTTATTATTTTTAACAATAATGACACGAATATATTCAGTCTTGACACTTATAATGCGGTTCAATCATATCAAGAAGGTTCAACGGTCGGCTTATTGAATCCTGTTCAATCTGTCGTATTTACTACAGCACTATTACCAATTATACCGTCAAATGTATCACAGCCTAAAGTTTTCGGGACTGCAAGTACATTTTTTAATGTTGGTAATAACTCAAATATTGCACCAGTTATAAGCGATTTTGTTGTTCCTGTTGATGCCTTAACCAGTTATAAGCCGAATATTGTTTATACTCCACAGGCAGAATATAGATTATTTGGACTTTATGGAGCATCTCCCGTTTCGGCTGTTGAAATTACGGCATTTTGGAAAGATCAATTCGGACAACTTCATCCTTTATTATTAAATTCTGGTTGCTCTGCTTCATTAAAATTAATGTTTCGCCGTAAGGATTATAATAATTTACGGCTTTAAACTGTAAAAAACTGAAACTATATAAAGAAATGGTAATATAATAATTTATAAATGGTAAATTATCAATTAGGCAAAATATATAAATTAATAAGTCCATCGGGTTTAATTTATATAGGCTCAACTTGTGAGACTCTCTCAAATCGTTTGTCAGGACATAAGAGTTCATATAAGCGATATAATGAAAATAAAACCAAAAAAAAAATAACTTCATTTAAACTTCTTGAAGAAGATATTAATAATATAGATATTGTATTAATTGAAAAATATCCGTGTAATAGTAAAGAAGAGTTACATTCAAGAGAACGATATTATATTGATTTAATAGATTGCGTTAATACTATTAAACCTCTTCGAACTACTAAAGAATATCATAATGATAATAAAGAGGCTATTCTTATAAAACATAAAATTTGGATTGAAAATAATAAGGAGCATGTCGCCGAATATAATAAAGAATATTGTAAAAAATGGAGTGAAGAAAATAAAGAATATAAATCAGAAATGGATAAGAAATGGCGAGAAGAAAATAAAGAACATAAAGCTAAAAAAGACAAAGAATATTATGAAAAAAACAAAGAATTAATTTTAGCCAAAATAAGAGAAAAAAGAAATAAAAATAAAATAAATATTATTCCATAAAAATAAATATTATTTTAAAAATAATTTTAATAAAAAATGTATAAACAAAATAAAATAAAATAAATTTATTTCTAAATCTATTTTATATAAATATGTCTCAAGATTTCAGTAAATGCCTTGTTTTAGATGAACGTCTTTGCGTAACCGATAAATTGGAATATGCAGTGGTAAAAGGTGCTCAAAATATGACTCCTCAAGTATATAACGCAATTTCTCAAAGTCCATCATCAATAACTTTTAATCTACAAATCCCCAGTGAGATGACCGTAATAGACAGAAAAATCATGTGGCAATCGACAGTGCGTCTTAAATTTCAATTTCCCTCTCAAGCTGTAGCCGGTGCGAATGGTAATGCGATTCCCGACGGTAAATATCCTATTCAATATGGTCTCACCGATGCTCTTTCGGCTTTTCCTCTTCATCAAATGACAACTGTACAAAGTGTAACAATTAACAACAACACCGTATCTATGAACACTCGGGACGTTTTGGCAGCGTTGATGCGTTTCAATGATAAAAGAGAACTTATGCGACTAAATGGTATGACGCCTAACATGTTCGATACTTACGGCAATTATGCGGACGGTGTAGGTGCTATAAATAACTCTCTCGGTGCATATTCTAATGTCGGAGATAATGATTTACTCCCCCGTGGTTCATTTGTTTTAAATTCTGTTTATTCTGGAAGTCCAACTGCTAAAGTCCCCGTTTCTGTTGGTGATGGTACAAGTGCGATTACTGTATATGCTGAATATACATGCAGTGAGCCTCTTTTATTGTCTCCTTTCATCTTTGCTAACCCTGAAACTAACGCACAGGGTATTTATGGAGTACAAAACATGAACATCGTTTTTAACGTTGGCGATGCTTCCCGTGTTTGGCGTTCTGCTAATCCTTGGTTTTCTTCAAAAGTTGTCGAAGCCCCCGCAGGTACTTTTACAACATACCCCGGATGTACATTGACTATAGACGATATTTCTAACTCAAGACTCATTCTAAACCAGCTTACTCCTCATCCAAGTCAGCTTATGAGTTCTCGCAACGTCGTTCCATACTATACAGTACCCCGCTATATTACACAATACTCAAGTCCTATATCAAGTGATTATGCCGTTGCTGGCGGAGTTACTACAATAGATCCAAGAGCAACAGGCACAACTATATCCTCAACTAACATCCAACTTAACCAAGTTCCTGACAAAGTGATTATATTCGTCCGCAAAGCTTTGAACACTCAAACTCCTAATGACTCCGATTCATTCCTCGCTATTCGTGGAATTTCTATAAATTTTAACAACTCGTCCGGCATCCTCTCGACTGCAACACCTCAGGATCTGTATCGTTATTCAGTCGAAACAGGGTCTAATCAATCATGGGAAGAGTTTTACGGTCATGCGTCTAAGCCTTCCGCTGATCCTTCGGCTGGTTCTCTTGTAATTCCAACTACTGGCTCTCTTTTGTGTCTTGAGTTTGGGAAACATATTCAGTTAGCTGATGATTATTTTGCCCCTGGCTCATTAGCTAATCTACAATTCCAATTTAATTTAAATGTTGTTAATCAATTCGGAAGTGCAGTTCAGAACTGGGAATTAGTACTAATAACCGTAAATTCAGGACTCTTCGTCTGCGAGAGAGGGACTAGCTCCTCCTATACTGGAATTTTAGTACGTCAAGACGTCTTGGATGTATCCAGTCAGCAACCTCACTCTCGTCTTAGTGTTAAACGAATGATCGGAGGCGGATTTAATGACACCATGGCAAGCGTAACGGGTAAGGTAGGAGCAAAAATGCCCCCTGCTAAATCTTCCTCATCTGTATTAAACTCTTTGGGTTATGGTCGTTCTGGTGGCGGTGCTTCTGGTGGTGGTATGTCTGGCGGAAGACGTCACAAATTAGACTCCAAATTATTGGAATAAATATGATAAAAATTAAAAATCCATTTTTCAAAATAATATAAAGTAAAATATAAAAATAAATTTATTTTCTATCTATAATTTATATAAATATGTCTCAAAACGAATTATCAAATTTATCAAATGTTTATTCTTATACGTTTCCCGCCGCTGTTGCTGGTGTTTCAACTTCTCCCGCTGTTCCTAATTTTTTCCTTGGTACATCCAAAGTACTCGGATTAAAAAAAGTTTCTGGTGTGTATGCTGGCACTCCTCAATTAGCATCTATAACGCCCTCGGCTGCCGGTTCTGCTCAGGGTTGCGTGTTAATAGCTAATTCAACAAGTAGCGCAGCTACAGAAGTTGGACGATTAGCGATTTATTGGATTAATGAGTCGTCTAATTCTCTATTAAATGCTTAAATTATAATTTTACAATAGGATTTTATTATAAAATTATTTTCTATCTATAATTTATATAAATATGTCACAAAACGAATTAATTAAAATATCAAATGTTTATTCTTTTTCTTTTGACCCTGCCGTGGATGGAGTTTCTACAAATAATGTACTTAATTTTTATCTTGGTACATCCAAAGTATTGGGATTAAAAACATCTGGGACTTATGATGGTATTCCATATATTAGAAGCATATCACCTCCAGAAACTACAGACACTGGAGCGGTAATAGTTATAAATTCAACAGATAATACAGATGTCGGCGTTGTTACCATGTACTGGGTTAATGAGTCGGCAAATGGTCTTTTAAATGGTTAATTCACTGAATAAATAAATAAAGAATATTAATTTTTTAATCAAATTTTTATTATAAAATAAAAATCTAATATAATATTATATAATGCCTTACGATAATCAATTAAACAGAGAAATTGCAGATCAAATGCGTGATATTTTGGAAATGTATATTAAAAATACTGCTAATAGTTATGATATCGCCGATAGTAATATTGGTTATGCTAATAAACAAATTATTAACGATGATAATAAAGAACAAGTATCAAGTAAATTACAATTTGAAGAAAATAATTTAATCGGTGGAGCTTTAGGCTCTATTGGTGGATTTGCTCGCGGTACTTTTCGAGATACTGGAGAAGGTCGCACTTTAGGAGCTGGTAAAAAAGAACAAATTATAACAAAAGAGAAAGAATTACTTTTAAAAAGACAACTTGAAGGCGGTAATATTGGAGTATTTAAGATCGGAGTATTTAAGAAAAATTCAAAAAAACTTTCTAAAGATTCAAAGAAAGATTCAAAGAAATCCAAAAAAAGAGGTCGTCCAAATAAAATGAAAGGAGGTGCGGAAAGTTTAGCCGAACCATATAACATGATTAAAAAGGATGGAACAACAGGAAACGGCAAACCATCGAGACAAATTGGAGGTCAAAAACTTGTTCCAGTTTCAAATATGCAGTCATCAAGTATGGCAGGTTTAGGAAAAGGAAATGAAAAAAGATCTGATATTGTAAAACGTATTATGAAAGAGAGAGGAATAAATATGATTAAAGCGAGTTCAATTGTTAAATCTGAAGGTCTCTACAAGCCTAAAAAAAAGTAAAAAAATATTTATAAATTAATTTGTTATTTGTAGATATTTAATTAAAAATAAAAATCTAACACAATATTATATATTACATGGCAGATATTATAAGACAAAATCAAATAAGACAAATTAGAGAAGAAGACAATTATTATAAGGCTCAAGCATTCCAAAAAACAAAAGCATTTGTGAAAGGTTTCACTGAAAATATTATTCCCGCTCAAGTTATAGATACTGCGTTAATTAGTAAAAGTAAAGGAGGCGTCAATAATTTAATTTTATTGTTAAACGAAATTTATAACAGACTCCGAATTTTTGATGAAAATGACAGAGAATTTCGACTTGTATTATCAAATAATGAAGGTAATGAATACAGAAAATTTATATCATTGATTAATGTTGTAAAAATATTCCAAATGTGGGAGGAATTAGTTAATGATTATATTAATCCTAAAATAAATGAAAGCACGAGAGAAGGAATTAGAAATAATTTTCAAAAAATTAGCTCATATTTAAAAAATATAACAAAATATTTAAAGGATTTAATATTGCAGGTTTGTTGTGTTTATACTTATAAAATTTTATCAAAAGGTGTAGATGGAGAAGATTTAGATATATTAAAAATGGATTTATATAATTATATTTTTTATGATTCACCAATCATAAAAATAATTGAAAAAAAAGATGACGAAGAAGAAAAAGAAGACGAAGAAGCTGATGATGAGATAAAAAGATCTATATTTGAAGAATATATTGATGATTTAACATCGATTGTTGCTAGTGATACTCTAATTAAGAGTTTAATAGAAAGTTTAGGATTTTTTGACGAAATTGAAAAACAAATTAAAAGCAATAATTTTAAAAATCTTGATAAATCAGAGTTAGCATTTTCAATAATTGCTGTCATTAATTCTGTATATACTGAATTTAAAAATGTACAACTTCAAAATGATTTAATAAATTTATTCGAAGGAATGGAATTGCCATTGGTCGCACCTTTTTTTAATAGTGGATTCGGAACTTTTAAGAGAAATTTAGAAGAATTAGACGCAATGGAAGGAAGAGCCGAACCAGCTGAACCCGAAGGAGAAGGAGGAGAAGGAGGAGAAGGCGGTGAAGGAGGAGAAGGAGGAGAAGGCGGAGAAGGAGAAGGCGGAGAAGGAGAAGGAGAAGGAGAAGGAGAAGGAGAAGGAGAAGGAGAAGGAGAAGGAGAAAGAGGGGCAATAGAACGACCTATATTAGATAATTATATTAGAACTATAGTGAATCCAGTGGATTATATGAATAAATTTTTAACTTATTTGGAAAGATTGGGAGTTTATTTAATATCCACTGGCGAGACTCCCGAAGATGCCAGTGATACACTTAGAAGAAAAATACAAAATATTGACCATAGAGCTATATTAGAAGAACGTGGATTTCCAGTTCCTGCAGATGTTAGCGATGAAGATATAATAAAACAATTAAAAAGATCGTTTTTCGGATCTGAAGGACGAGAACCAGAACCAGAACCAGAACCAGCACCAGAACCAGCATCAGAAATCATGCCTAATGTTGATAATTTTGTAATTGGTTCTACAACTTATACTGATTATGTTGATAAATTTGTTAAGTATATGTTAAGTTTGGGTAAATTTTTGGAAAAAAATGATAAAATAGATGATGCAGAAATTGGACAAATACTCACAAAAGAAGTAAAAGACTTTAATCATGTCCAAAAATTAAAAGATTTAAAAGTTGCTCTACCTAAAGGAAGAGACCAAAATAAAAAATTAAGACAAATGATAGCGGCTAAATATAATGAGCCAGCACAAACAGGAGAAGGAAAACCAAAAAAGAAAACAAGAAAAAGTGCTAAAAAAATAATTAAAAAATTAAAAAATGAGAGTCCAGCTATGGAATATAATGATGATGATAATGACCCTTATTATTCCTCGAGTGATAGTGATGACAGTTATTAAAATTTAAATATTTTCTATTTTAATTATATAAATTAATATGGATATTACAGAAATTAAGCAAAAAGCCGATTATAATGATGATGTTAAAAAATTATTAAAAATTCTTAAATTTGATAAAATAAATTTAGAATTAAAAGGCTCTTACAATTTAAAAATAATTGATTATTACGCTGATTATGATTTTTTTACAATAATTAGACATAAATATTCTATTAATGAAATTTATAGTGAATTTTCGAGGATTATGAATGAAATTTTAATAAATCCCGACATTTATTTTATTGAGTTTAAAACTCAAGATTCAGAAGGTAATAAATTTAAATGGAGACCTAATGATAATTTTAAATATAGCGATTTTCAAAAACATTTCGGAAATAATAATGAATATTGCAAATTAGATCTTATATTGTGGAGTGATAATAAATTTATAGAGGCCAGTGCTAATTATTGGTTTAAAAAAAAAGTTGAAAATCAATCAAAAATGGTCAAAGAAATAAATGACAATATCAGTGAATTAAAAAAAGAACAAAATTATTTTAAAGTTTTAAAAAGATTCTATTTACTCGAAATTATGAAACCTGTTAAAGATAATATTAAAATCGATAAATTAATCAGTGTTTTTAATTCAGATTTAGGCAAAATTTATAAAGATATCAATAATATTGATGCTATTGAATTAATTAAAAAAAATGGATATGATAAAGAAGCATTAACAAAAAAAAGAATCGAGATTAATTTAGACGAAATTAAATATTATGCAAATTATAAAAATCAATATGATAAAAATAAAAAAGAACTTAATAACAAAGCTAAAAAGATTTATAATGATTTAAAATAATAATTTATTATATTAATATATAAATGAAAATATTAGAACCAGATAACACGTTAATTTTTTCAAATTTTGAAACATCATATATTTTAAAATATAATAGTGATGATGATATATATAAAATGAATGGAGAAATAAATTTTACGGTTGATATTAATAATATTATTAATGAAAAAATAGAAAATATTGTAATTTTTAATACACGAATAACAGAAAATGAAAACAATATAATTACTTTTCCCTATCACATAAAAAATATATTTATTGTTGATCGAAATATTTTAGCTTTTACAGATATTAATAGATTAAAAATTCCGTTTGGTTGTGAAATAGTTCAAAATAATGATTGGAAATTAAACGGGATTGATAATTATTATATGTTTGGATGTAATACAAAAATACAAACTATAAGAA